TGGATAGACAAAGTGCTAGTCCGGCTGATGCTGATTATCTAGGACAACTAAAATTTGTTGGTGAAAATGATGCAGATCAATCTATTGTGTATGCAAAAATGACTGCAAAAATCCAAGATGCCAGCGATGGCACTGAGGATGGAATATTAGAATTTGCCAATATAAAAGCAGGCTCGCAAACAATTACTGCTAGATTAAAATCAGATAAACTTCAATTACTTAATAGTACAAGTTTAGAAGTTGCTGGGACATTGACAGCATCAAGTTTAACTTATCCAAGTGCTGACGGTAACAACGGTCAAGTTTTAACAACAGACGGATCAGGAACATTATCATTCGCAGATTCAACAGGCGGTGGTGGTGGAACTAACACAGCAGTAAAAGAAATAAATTACTATAAACTTACAACAAGTTCAACAGTAGTAGATCAATTTGACCTAACAGAGTACAGAGGTGCTATCTATGATGTATCGATAGAAGACATAGGAAATAGTTTTACAGGACACTTAAAAGTTTCTGTTGTTCATGACGGTACCACACCTTACATATCGGTATACGATGTCAACGAAGATTCAACTAGGATAGTAGACTTCACAGCGGCGATCTCCGGAAATAATTTGCAATTATCAGCCGCAAACAATACATCTACTAACGTTACATTGAGAATGCAAAGAGTTGCACTAGGTGATCATCATGAGAGCGTTGCAAACACAAATTCAAAAATTATAAAGACTACAAGCACAATAGGATCAACAGCAACAGCACTAGATTATTTTACAAAGACAGACATTCAATCTGCGAAATATATCATATTAACCAAAGACACGACACAGGACGACTATTCAATTCAAGAAATGAGTTTGGTGCACGACGGTACAACAGTGTTCCATAACACATACGGAACAGTAAGTTCAAGAGATACTGCTCCCATGACTTTCAGTGCCGCGATTGCATCAGACACACTAACATTGTCAGGTACAACCACAATGGGCACAACTGCCACTGCAATATTATACAGAATAGATTTAGGATCTAAAACTAAAATTGGAACATTCGACAACGTAACATACAAAAAAATTAAGGATGTTGACTCGGCAGTAGCAACAATCGACGACTTTGATGTGTACAGGTTTGTTTCTGCAAAATATTTTATATCAGTTGCTAACAGTGACAACACACAGTATCAAAATGCAGAAATAACTTTAAACGTAAATTCTGCAAAAAGTGATGCAACAATATCACAAACCAGTGTAGGCACAGGTACTTTTGATTTAGCAACTTTCACAGCAGATGTATCCAGCGGTAAAGCAAGGCTGAGAATGGCTGGATCACCAGCAAATAATGAAATTTATGTTGCTAGGATGTCCATTTCAAAAGAATTTACAAACTACGAAGCAACAGGAACTGGTATATTAAACTTCAATTACACACCACAGTTTGGAACAATCAAAAACACAGGCACAATAACGTTACCTACGTCTACTGACACATTAGTTGGTAGGGCAACTACTGATACATTAACAAACAAAACATTAACATCTCCAACAATAAATGGAGCCACAGTAACCGGTAATGTTACTTTCAACGATAGTGTTGAATTAAGATTTGGTACTGGTGCAGATGCTAACATCAAACATACTGGAACTAATCTTAATTTTAACGAAACAACTGGTGATATAAACATCAGAACTTATGCTGACAACAAAGATGTTGTGATAGGATCCGACGACGGCAGTGGTGGTTTAGCGGATTATATTATAGCAGATGGTTCAACAGGTGAAGTAAAACTATTCCATTACGGATCACAAAAATTAAAAACAATTTCTACAGGAGTTCAAACAACAGGAACAATTAATGTCAACGGTGCTTACACACTTCCAACAGCAGACGGAAGCAACACGCAAGTATTAATGACAGACGGTGCAGGAACCGTATCGTTCGCTGACTCTGGTGGCGGAACAGGAACCGATAACCATGCAACTAAAATATTTAATTTTTTCAAATTAGGTACAACATCAAAAGTTATTGACGAATTTGATATTGCAGAATTTAGAGGTGCAATATACGATATCGAAATCGAAGATACCGACCTCAACATGATTGGTCACCTAAAAGTAAGTATTATACACGATGATTCAACACCTTACATATCAGTATACGATGTCAATGAAGATTCAACTAGGATATGTGATTTTACAGCGGCAATATCAAGCAATAAAGTTCAACTTTCAGCAGTAACAAACGTATCCACACACACGAATTTGAGATGTCATAGAGTTGCACTTGGAGACCACAACGAACAAAAAGATGCAACCAATACAAAAATCATTAAGGCATCAACAGCGATTGGTTCTACTGCAACAACATTAGATCAATTTACAAAAACAGATTATCAAGGCGTAAAATATATTATACTAACAAAAGATAGTACAGCAGGTGAATATCAAATATCAGAAATGAGTTTGGTTCATGATGGTACAGATTGTTTCCTAAATGATTATGCAAAAGTATCAAGCACTAGCGGAATAAGACACACGTTTAGTGCCGCGATATCAGGAGCAACAGTAACATTATCAGCATTGTCTGATAGTAACACAACTGCAACTGCTTTATTGTATAGAGTAGGACTAGGTTCTAAAACTATACTTGGAACCTTTGACAATGTTACATATGGAAAAATTGGAGATTTAGACTCGGCTGTTACAACAGTAGATTCGTTTGATGTTTTCAAATTCAAGTCTGCAAGATACTTTGTCAATATCAGCAACAGTGATAATACTGAATATCAAAACAGTGAGATAAACCTTGTTGTGAATAGTGCCGGTACAGGTGCAAGTATTTCTGAAACAATAGTTTCTACCGAAACTGGTGGAAATGATTTGGCGACATTCTCAGCAGATGTTTCGGGAGGCAAAGCAAGATTAAGGATGGCGGGATCGCCAGCCAACAATGTTGTGTATTATGCTAGATTGGCGATGGAATCTTCAAACATTTACAGAGGATCTCAACAAACATCAGACGATTTATATATTACGCACAATAACTTAAAACTAGAGCCAGGCGCACTAACATTGCCAAAAGGTACCACAGGCAATCGACCTAGCAGTGCCGCAACTGGGATGATTCGATATAACACGTCAACAGATACCTATGAAAGATATGACACAACAGGTTGGGTAAACATTGCCAAGACAGCAACTACAACAGAAGCAAGTGGCACAACAACAGGCGAAGCAACAAGTATTTCAACTACCGCAACAAACGTAGACACTTTTGACAGAGGATCTTTTGACAGTGCATTTTACCAAATGGTCACAAGAGACGAGATTAACGGTGAACTTGCAACACAAACAGTAAGTTTGGTGCATAACAATACAGATGCATTTGTTTCAGCAAGTGGTATCATAAGAACAGGATCTAACACGCAGTTGGCTTTTGATGCAGACCTGTCAGGCACAACAGTAAGATTGAGAGGTACAGGTACTTCAGACGTTAACTCGGTTAAATTCTTTAGGATTGGCCTTGGAGATAACACTTCTGCATCGAGTTCAGGAAACACAGCAACAGTTATCAACTCCGATGTTGATAGTGCTGTAGAAAATTTAGATACTTGGTCTGCATCAACATACAGAGGAGCGAAATATTATATCAGTGCAAACAACACTTCCAAAACAGAATTAACAAATATAGAATGTTTGGTTGTGCATAACGGCAGTGATGCATTTATCACAATTTACAATGATACTTTCACAGGAAGTAATAGTTTATTAAGTTTATCAGCAGACATCGATAGCGGTAACGTAAGACTAAGAGCATCAGGTAATGAACCAAACACAGCAGTGAAAATGTACAGAGTGTTGCTAGGAGATGCAGAATCAGATGCAACCAGTGATAACACCAAAACTGTTGGACAAGTTTCTGTATCAAGTTCGTCTACTGCTTTTGACACATTCAGTACTGATTCATTTAATGGTGCTCACTATGTAATTGTTGGAAATAATTCTTCTGAAAGTGCGGCATCTATAAGCGAAGTATTTGTAGTGACTGACGGTACAGACGCATATGTTTCCGCAGGACCACAAGTGTCAACTAAAGGCACAGACCAACTAACATTCACAGCGGCACTGGCCGGCTCAACAGTAACACTTTCCACAGCAAGTACAAGTGGAGGATCAACAACTGTAAATGGATATAGGGTACAATTATTAAGAAGTGCGGCAGGAGCCTCAACTGACCTAGTGATGTTGAAAGGAAATGATCAAACTATTACGGGTTCTAAAACATTTACTTCCGCTATATTAACAGACACAATACGTACCCCGGGATCAAATGCAAACTTAAATCTTGACCCTCAAGGTACAGGTAAGGTACAGATAAACGGTGCCTACACACTTCCAACAGCAGACGGTTCTGCAAATCAAGTATTGCAAACTGACGGGTCGGGTGCTTTATCATTTGACACAGTGACAGCAGGTGCTGGTGGATCCACAACGCAAGTACAATATAATGCTAGTGGGTCATTAGCAGGATCAAGTAATTTAACTTTCGATGGCACAACATTGACGGCAAACACAATGAGAGTTACAGGAAACTTAACTATTGATGGCACCACAACAATTCTAAACACATCAACTTTATCGGTAGAAGATAACATTATAGAATTAAACAGGAATGTATCATCAAATGCAGGAACTCCAACAGTGTCTGGTATACAGATTAGCAGGGGTGAAGACTCAACAGTTACAGAACAGGCTCTACTTTGGGCATGGGACGAATCATTTGCTGATGATGGCACCACAACTTACGGAAACAGTGGCGGAGCCTTCACAGCATTTAGAAGACCAAGAACCGGAACAGAAAAACCTAATGCCAATAATCTAGTAGATATAAGAGCAAATACTGTTCACGCAGTATCCACATCGGCTCACTACGCTGACTTGGCTGAGAAATACGAAAATGACAAAGAATATCCTGTGGGAACACTAATGATGGTAGGTGGTGAAAAAGAAACTACAGAATGGACTGAAGGAAATGTTTGTATTGGAGTAATAAGTGATAAACCTGCCTACTTAATGAATAAATCCGCAAACGGTCAAGCACACGCAATACGTGGAAAAGTACCTGTAAGATGTATTGGAATTGTTTTAAAAGGGTGTAAAATTTATGGTTACGGCGATGGTACCGCAAGTATTCAAGGAAAAGAATTCATTGGTGTTGCAGTAGAAACAAATGATAATCCAAAAGAAAAATTAGTTGAATGTATATTAAAAATTTAAACTATTAAATCTAAAATAGTTTGTAACTTACCTTTTATACTTTTGTTATTCAAAGTATTTCTCAAACCTGCGTGTAAATTTTTGGGCCAACATTCAAAAGCACACCAGCAGTATCCAGAATGTTCTCTGTTTAATTTTGGAATGAATTCGCCGTCCACTGCAATAAGATAAGTGTTAAAATAAAATTTTTGATCGTTTGATGTGAACATTTCTAGTGGAATAGTTTTTTTAAATTTTGGTGTAGTACCAATTTCTTCTTCAATTTCTCTTTGTAAACCTTCAAATGCTGATTCAGTGTAATGTGCCATGCCACCTACCAAACCCCACATACCTTTAGTTTTCTTGTCAGTTCTTTGCAATAACAAAAAACGTTTTGTGCTTGTTGCGTAAAATAACGCACCTGAACAAACTATATCTGGTTTCATAATATTATTATAGCAATTATTTTATTTGAGATCAAGGAGTATCAGTTGCTGAATCATATCCAGTATAACCACCATCTACAACAATGGTCCAATTACCAGCAGTGTATATTCCTTCGTATGATTTTACCCATTCAGTACCATTGAATCTGTACTGAATACCTGTGTTTAAATTAGTTACATAATGTTGTGTGCTGTCTGGATGTGATGCGTCAAACTTTTTCACCCATTTGCTTCCGTCATATTCAATAATATCTCCAACACTTGCAACTATATTTCCCCAAGTACTGCTTTGTTGTGTGGCAGTTGAATCTCCTAACTGGTCGATAATCAAATATCTATCACCCGAAGCAGGTGTACCTGGCGCAAATGTTGTTGGATTAATTATTTTTTTAACTGACGTAAGTGTGTTTGCTGGAATAGTATCCGAATCAATATTGAATAATAAAATTGTGTCATCAAGTGTTGTGGTAGAAATAGTACCTACAATTTCATTGCCATTTGGTTGCATCAATCTGACCTGGCTAGTACCGTTTGTAACTTTTCCGTATTGATCCAATAGTAGTTTCCAGTTTACAGGTGGTCCGAATGTGTCGAAAGGATCATAATTCGATGGTTCGTTTGCACCTGTGTAAAATCCATCTCCTCCTGATTTAACGTTCACTCCTGTTGTACCTAACAATCTTAATTTGTTTCCAGTAACTAATAATCCAAAATTGTTTGGAGTAATAAAACTTTTTGAAAGTAAATCGCCACTTATTAATCCTTTGTTAATTGTTCCTTCGTCGTCGTATATGCTCATTATAATTTTTTCTACTACACCTAATTTTTTAACTTTAACTGGTGGAGATAACCAAATTGGCATACTGAAAGTTAATGACGCTACATCAATTTCACTGTCTACACCAACAGGAATCGTTCTTGAACTGAATTGTATACCTGTAAGTTCAATATAACTTAAACTAGTCCAATCGATGTAGTTGTCTGTTTTTTGTATTTCAAAATCTGGATTGAAAAGATATAAAATTTGTTCTAAAATTTGTAATTTTTGATCTGTATTTGAACTGTAAATGTCTGCACTTACGTTTAACCTAAAAGGAGATGGCATAACTTTTTCAACTGTGTACCCAGCACCTAATTTATTAGTGTAATTTCCGTCTGAATCTTTGTCTCTTTGTCTTAAATGTTGTTTTTCTACATGATATGGATTTTGCATTCTTTCCCTATCGTAGTTTAATTCTCTAACATAACAAGCAATTCTTGGTGCATATTGTAATGCATTTTCTGAATTGTTTCTTATTATGTTTGCAACTTGTCTTGTTAGATCCCCGTACATAACAGGCACCGATCTTAAATTAATTTGTCCATCTGCACGTTTTCCTGTTTCCACAGAAAAATTACTCAATACTCTTATGAATTGAGTTAAAAATTTTCTAACTTGTCCTTCGTAAAAATGTAACATTAATCGTCAGCCTTTGGTTTCAATGCATTTGATAATGACTGTCTCTGTTCCACTGTAAGTCCGTTAATTGTGTCTGATGCAGTGTTATTAACAAAACTTGTTTTAAAGTTGCTTCTACTGTCATTGTTTGTTGTAGTTAATCTTATATTGTCCTCGACCTTGACCCATCTGGTACCATCATATCTAAATAATCTAGTTGGTAAAAAGTCTGTGCGTAACCAGTAATCGCCTTTTTCAACGTTTGATTGAGGAAATGACGTGCCAAATCCTGCTGGTTCTCCGTTGGGTGCAACACCATCACCGTCATAGTAAAATCCATAATGTGAACTTGCCGGTGTGTCAATTGTTGCATTGATTGGTTTATCACCACTGACCGGATCTGTTGAATTTACGTTGTCTGTTCTAATGTTACCTCTTTCGTCGATTGGTTGTACATAATATTGTTTGTAATTGAATCCAGATTTTGGTGCATCTGATTCTGCTTGTTCAACAATTTTGTCATTAATTTCTTTTTCTTTGTTAAACGTACTCATGTAACTTGCTAAAGATCCTGTTGTTGTAGCGTCGCCCAATATATCTCTGTATTCTTGTGAATCTACTAATGATTTCATTTTTAATCTCAATAAGTGAGGCCACCAAGTTTGTGAAAATCCTTCTGCCGCTCTGTTAACATCTTCCACAACATAAAATCTTTTTAGTGCAATTGGTATAGTTTCGTCTAAACTGTAATCTTCTTTCATGTGAGGCAATTCAATTACATCACCAGACATTGGTTTTCTGCCAATTCTTTCAACTGTATCATTTAAATGAACTGTTAAGAATAGTGTATCATTTTGCAAAAACATACCAAATTGTGATAGGTTAAAATCTTGATCTTGCACATTATAGATACCACGTATTTGATAGATATCAGATGCATATTTTCTATCTCTGTTTTCTAAAAATAGTAAATCTTGAATTGTTCTTTCGTTGATATTGCTACCTGCATAATTTGGTTGCGTAGGTGAAGCGTCACCATCTTTTTGTGTATCACCTTGATCGTATGGACCTAGGTATTTGTGTAGGTGTAAATCGGTGCCTCCGACCGTAAACATCTCTTTGATGTTGCGATCAAAAAACTTGTAATCATTGCCCTTTTCCGGCTTAAAAATTGATAATCGTGGCATAGCATACATATTTATTGAATGCGGGTCATCACATAAATATGAGTATGTCAGAACTACAAACAGGTCAACAAGAAATATTCGAATACGTTAAAACTAACCTCGGTGAGGGCATGATTGACGTTGAATTAGACCCTAAACACTACGAAATAGCACTGGAAAGAGCAATAAACAGATATAGACAAAGAAGTTCAAATGCTGTTGAAGAATCATATGGATTCTTGAAATTGCAGGAAAATCAGAACACTTACATTTTGCCTGATGAAGTAATTAACGTGAGAAAATTGTTTAGACGTACAGTAGGATCTAGAACAGAAGGTGGCGAAGGTGGAACATTATTTGAACCATTTAATTTAGCATATACAAACACATATCTTTTGAGAGCAGGTGCGACTGGTGGACTTGCGACTTACTATGCGTTTGCTTCATACCAAGAATTAGTAGGAAAGTTATTTGGTTCATTTATTCAATTTCATTTTGACGTTGCAACTAAAAAATTAACTATTACACAAAAACCTAGATCCGACATAGAAACAGTATTGATGCACACTGACAATTTTAGACCTGATATAACTTTGTTCAAAGACATATACGCAAAACCATGGATCAGAGATTACACACTAGCAGTTTCAAAAGTAATGTTAGGTGAAGCAAGATCTAAGTTCAACACAATCGCTGGACCACAAGGCGGAACATCATTGAACGGTGCAGACCTTAAAAATCAAGGTATGCAAGAGATGGAAAAACTAGATGCAGAAGTGAACAATTTTGCAGAAGGTGGCACTCCACATAGTTTTGTTATTGGTTAATTCATAATCAAATCATTTTAAATATTGTTGATGGATAATAGGTATAAAAAATACTCTGAATGCAATATAGACGAACTAGAACAGATAGTCAACGATCTGGAAAACATGAGTATTGCGGCATTAAAACACAGGAAAAAAGACATACGTAAAAGTATTTTAGGTGCTGTCCAAGAAGCCAAAAAAGTCATTGAAAAACGTTTAAAAAAATAGTATAATAGTGTAATGCTATTAGGAATTGTAGGACTTATAGGTTCTGGGAAAGACACAGTTGCGGAAAGATTAGTCAGTAAACATGGCTTTATACGTGATAGTTTTGCAAAAAGTTTAAAAGATGCAGTAAGTTCAATGTTTAATTGGGATAGAGAAATGTTGGAAGGTAATACGTCTTCTAGCAGACATTGGAGAGAACAACCAGACAAATATTGGAGTGAAAAATTTGGCAAACCTATTACTCCGCGTTGGGTATTACAATACTTTGGTACTGAAGTAATGCGTGGACAAATGTATGATGCAATTTGGGTGGACAGTTGCATAGGAAGATATAAAGGTCAAAATACTGTTATATCAGATACAAGATTCATTAATGAAATTAAAACAATCAGGGCACACGGCGGCAAAATTATCTGTGTAAAAAGAGGGGAATTACCCACACAAAAACAGATGCAAGAACGTGGTGCTCATAGGTCAGAATGGGATTGGTTGAATAGCGACTTTGATTTTGTTATAGAAAACAGTGGTACAAAAGAACAACTTTTTGAAAATGTTGATAACTTAATCGTCAGCAACGAGATCACCAACCCGCCATCCAAGTCTACGGATACTACCCAACCTTTGACAGTTAGCACAAACCGTTTTCAAATTTGAAGACGTTGTATTCCTTAAATTTCCGTCAACAAATAGCACATCTAGTTGACCTGGACTTTGCGCCTTAAATCCGCACATTTCACACTTCTTCAATTTTTTGTATCCAGACCTTTGCAAAGGTGTTACACCACCTATTTTCTTATTTTTCTGCTTCCTTATACAGGTATCACACAGTCTACGCCAATAAATTTTAGTTCCTTTTTTATAGCCGTAGGCACGTGGCTTTGCCTTACATTGTGTACATAATGGTCTGGTACCTATATTCATAACTGTATTTACGTCGCCTATATAGGCACCAAAATTACGAACATTAAGTCGTATAAACGCAAAATAATTATAAATATACTTGTTAATACGTATAAACTTGCAAGGAGACACGTAAATGGCTTTAACATCACCAGGAGTAGAAGTTTCAGTAGTAAACGAGAGTTTTTATGTACCATCAGATGCGGGTACAACTCCACTTTTTATAGTAGCATCACAGACAGATAAAACAAAAGGTTCTGGCAACGGAACTGCGGCTGGTACACAATCAGCAACTGCAAATACAGTATATTTGCTTACATCACAAAGAGAATTAACAGAAACTTTTGGAGATCCAAAGTTTTACAAAGACGCTTCAGGAAACCCAATTCATGGTTACGAACTTAATGAATGGGGATTACAATCGGCATATTCATTTTTAGGAATTGCCAACAGAGCATACGTTTTAAGAGCAAACGTAGACATGAGCGAATTAGTAGGAAGTGCATCAGCACCAACTTCAGCACCAGCAAATGGAACATATTGGTTTGACCTTGCAACAAGCAAATATGGAATATTTGAATGGTCACAAACAGATCAAAAATTTACAACTATAACTCCAATATTGATTACAAGTGTAAATGATCTAGTAGGTAACACTTCAACAGGAGCACCTAAAACTTCAGTTGGCGTAAATGGTGATTATGCGATCAACACAACACACGTTTCAAACAAAATTTACTTGAAAAATTCAAGTGGTACTTGGGTGCAATTAGGTTCTAATGCTTGGCATAGATCACATCCAGTATTGAAATCAACTGCATCAGCATCAGTTACGGCGGGCCATGCAATTAAAATAAATGGCATAACTGTAACAACTACAAGTACAACATTATCACAAACTGCAACAGACATTAACAATGCAGGAATAGATGGTGTTAGTGCTTCAGTAAATGCAACAACATCACAACTAGAATTATTCCACAGTGGTATTGGACTTGGAGACAGTTCGATAGCAGGTGGTAACTCAATTAGAGTTGAAGCAGTATCAGGAACACTTTTAGCAGATTTAGGATTTACTTCAGGTGTTTACAGAGGTGCTCAATTCTTACAAGCGGCTCACACTAGCAGACCAACTTGGAAAACAGCAGACGACAATAGACCAACTGGATCAGTTTGGTTTAAAACAACTTCTGCAAATTCAGGTGCGAACATAAGTGCTAAACTTTACAGCACAGCATCAGGAACATTTTCAACTGTGTCAGCACCATTGTATGCAACACACAACGCGGCGATATACAACATCGATCCAACAAACGGTGGTACAGGTATATCAGTTGGTGCGTTATACACACAATTCAACATAACTGAAAGTTCAGTTGACAGTGCTAACTCAAGTGGTAACTTAGGTGACTTCCAAATGTTTAGATACGAAGGTGGAGAAACTGTTATTATTTCTAAAAATACAAATCCAAGTTTCACACACAACGAAACTTTCACAGTAAGAGAGTCAATCAAGAACCAATCAGCATTAGACAGTGCTAGAACAATAACTGTACAATCAGGAGATGGATCAACTGCGGCAGACTCAGAAGACTTTGTTACTGCATTTAACACTCCATCAAGTGGTGGTGCTCATACTAACCTAGTAGCAGACATAGTTACTTCAGGTGAGTTTGCAGGTGCAATCAGAATCAAACACAAACTTGGTGGTGAGTTTAGAATGAACGAAACATCAGGAACACCATTAGCAGATGCTGGTTTCAGTACCGCAACTGCTCATGCTTACGGAACTTACACAGCAAATTCAACAACATTAATTGACAACTTGTATGTGACACCAACAGGTGATTCGGAAGACTCAACTGTAGGTAATGACATAATGGCTTCTAACTGGAAGAGATTAAGTTACACAGCAGGAGTTAATTCACCATCTAATGAACCGGCGGACGGAGCATTATGGTACAATACAAATACTGACGAAGCAGATATTATGGTACACAACGGAACTACTTTCATTGGATACGCAAATGCTTACAGTACAACAGATCCAAATGGTCCACAATTTAGTGCAACAGCACCAACTACTCAGTCAGATGGTACTCCACTAGTTGACAAAGACTTATGGATTGATACAAGTGATTTAGAAAATTATCCAAAACTTTACAAATACAACACTTCTGCAACAATAAGTTCATCTAACACATCTAACAGTGTAGCAGTAACTACAACAGGTGCGGCATGGGAACTAGTTGACAAAACAGACCAAACAACAGAAGACGGAGTTGTATTTGCAGACGCAAGATATCATACTCAAAACGAAAGAAATGCATCAGGAAATACTGGAGCAGGAACAGGAAGTTCAATTAAAGATCTTTTAAGTGATAACTTCTTAGATCCAGATGCACCTGATCCAGCAAATTATCCAAATGGTATATTACTATGGAACACAAGACGTTCTGGATACAACGTTAAAGAGTACAAAAACAGTTATATTACAACAACAAAATATCCAAGTTCAGGATCATCAGGATTAGGAAACATAAGATTCAGCAATGAATCTGTTGCAGGTTACTACCCAGACAGATGGGTAACTAAATCTAACAACAACGCAGATGGTTCAGGCGTATTTGGAAGAAAAGCACAAAGAAAAGTTGTTGTACAACAATTAAAATCAGAGATTGATACTAACCAAGCAATTAGAGAAGACCAAAGAGGATTCAACGTAATTGCAACACCTGGATATCCAGAATTGATTAGTAACATGATAAACTTAAACACTGACAGAAACAACACATCATTTGTTGTAGGTGATACTCCAATGAGATTAGGATCTACTGCAACAGAAATTCAGTCTTGGGCAAATAACACAGCAGGCGCAACTGATAACGGTGAAGACGGACTAATAAGTTCAAGTGATCACTTAGGTGTGTTTTATCCATCAGGTTTAGCAACAGACAATACTGGAATGAATATTGTTGTTCCACCATCACATATGATTATGAGAGTGTTGGCGAACAACGACAATATTGCTTTCCCTTGGTTTGCTCCGGCAGGTACAAGAAGAGGTATTGTTGATAATGCAACATCAGTTGGATATATTAAAGCATCAACTGGTGAGTTTAACACAGTTTCACTAACTGAAAGTGTCAGAGATGCGATGCACACAGTAAAAGTTAACCCAATTACATTCTTTGCAGGTGCAGGAATTGTAAACTTCGGTAACTTAACTAAAACATCTGCAAGTTCGGCACTTGACAGAATTAACGTTTCTAGATTAGCAGTTTATCTAAGAACTCAATTAGATGCTATTGGAAAACCGTTCATCTTTGAACCAAACGATGAATTGACTAGAAACGAAATCAAACAAGCAATTGAATCGTTCTTACTAGAACTAGTTGGTCAAAGAGCATTATTTGACTTCTTGGTAGTTTGTGATGAAACAAACAACACTCCAACTAGAATAGATAGAAACGAGTTGTATGTTGATATAGCAATTGAACCAGTTAAATCAGTTGAGTTTATTTACATACCGTTGAGAATTAAAAACACAGGAGAAATTGCAAAATTAGGGAACTAATTTTAGGTAAATAGGAGAAACACATGGCAATATCAACATTATCAAAATTTACAGTACCTTTAGCAAACGACCAGAGTAGTGCATCACAAGGTTTATTGATGCCAAAACTACAATATCGTTTTAGAGCGATCCTGGAAAATTTTGGAGTATCAACACCAAGATCAGAACTTACAAAACAAGTTATAGATATTACAAGACCTAACTTGACTTTTGATAACGTAACACTAGATGTTTACAACTCAAGAGTATACGTTGCTGGTAAACATACTTGGGAACCGATTACAATTAACCTAAGAGATGACGTAAACAATTCAGTAACTAAATTAGTTGGTGAACAGATTCAAAAACAATTTGATTTCTTTGAACAATCAAGTGCGGCATCAGGTATTGACTACAAATTTACAGCAAGAATTGAAATGCTTGATGGTGGTAACGGCGCAAGTGCACCAAATGTATTAGAAACATTTGAACTATATGGTGCATATGTAGAGAACGTTAACTACAACACACTAGCATACAACACATCAGATCCTGCAACAATAACGTTGTCAGTGAGATACGATAACGCAATACAAACACCACAAGGTACAGGAATAGGTACAGCAGTAACAAGAACACTTGGTACTTTAAGTACTGGTGGCGGACAATAAGTTTCGTAAGCAATTATAAACAAGGAAAGCGCCTTTATATGGCGCTTTTTTTGTGGCCATAAATATCTATACAATGCCAAGTATAAATGATTTTTTAAAAGGATTCACATCAGGCCTTCCAGGTATGAAGGATTACCGTCATGCCTCGCAACTCTATATTGCTGACAATCATAAACTCATGCCGAAACAGAAGTTCCTGTTTCATGTATATTTTGATATAAACGAAGGATCAATGAGTGCTGGTGGATCTGGTACTACTGAATTTTCTAAAGAAGAAAAATACGAACTTAATATGCTTGTGAAGGCTTGTGACCTTCCAAAATACGATTTCAATGTTGAAGAAAAAAATCAATATAACAAAAAAACATATGTTGGTACAAGAATTGGATATCAACCTATAGTAATAAGTTTTCATGACGACCATGCCGATACTGTAAATGCTTTTTGGAAAAAATATTATGAATATGAAATAGCAGATAGTAAAGGTTTATCTATAGAAGATTATGTTTTAAATGGCCGTGATGATATGTATGATAACAGCAAATCAAGAGTTGCAAATAGATACGGCATGGACACACCAAAAGCAAGACGTCAGCCATATCTAAGAAGCATACAAATTTTTACATTACAAAAACAAAGATTTACATCATTTACTTTAGTCAATCCAAGAATAGGATCTTTTAGTCACGACAATTTAGATGCAGGTGATGGCGCAGGAATATTACAAAATCAGATGCAAGTTTTTTACGAAACTGTTGTGTACGACACAGGCATTGTAAAAGAGATGGGCAAATTTGGTTTTGCAAAATTACACTATGATAAAGAACCTTCACCTTTAACAGTGTTTGGTGGTACAGGAAATAGTATTTTCGGACCTGGTGGTATTATTGATGGAGTGGGTTCAGTTCTAAGTGCGGCGAGGTCAGGAAACTATCTTGGTGCAATATTATCAGGAATAAACACTGCCAATAAAATTAAAAAGAAAAAAGCAAAAGATGTTAAACAAGAATTAAAAGGAATAATAAAAGAAGAAGTTGTAAAAACAGCAACAGGTGGCACAGGATCACAAGTTGGCGATATAATTGTGGGTACAGGATTGGCAACTGCTATTGCTGTTGATACTGCTTTATCAGATGACGAAAAGAAAAATGCAACAATAATAAACAACACTCCAAATTCAGTTGATTTTTTAACAGCAGACGAAGTGTTTAGATTAGTTTCAAATAACACAACAGTAAGAGATCAAGTTGCGGCAGGTATCTACTATAAAGATATAGGTTCGAGAAAAGGTTTATCAGTTGCACAAAGCGATGTAGAATTTAACACACAAACCGACTCTGTAAAAACTGTTTACAGAACAAAGGTAACTACTGACATAAGAAAACTTGTTAACAAAGGTTATATAAAAGTTGGCAGGGATAATCAAAATGTTACAGTTGCAACAGAGAAAGCGAGTATAACAACATAATGGCTGATTTTTACACAAATTTACCCCCAAAAGATCAAGACTCTTTACAGAAGACCATCGATACACTTAAGGACGGAACATACGTTGAGCCTTTTGAAATGAATCAAAATGACTACGATGCCGCGATTGCGTTTTTTGTTAAAAGAGGTTTTACTAGAGTATCTGCAGAATCTACTGCGTACATCATTTTGCAACAAGCAAAAATTGACGAAGTATCTGTTGGAGAAATATTAGATAAATTGACTTATGCCTCTCCGGCACAGTTGTCAGAATTAATAACCATTGTGTTAAATGAAAACAGACACAAAACTAGTAAGTTGGGAGTAAGAAGTAATAGAACTTCGAACGAGGTTGTGTCTAGAAACGTACTAGACTAATGAATCCAAGATTACCTAAATTCGCAAAGGGAAAGTTTAATCCAAAATTTCCAGAAAAATATATTGGATTAAAAACGCCAACTTACAGATCAAGTTGGGAACAAGCATTCATGCGTTTATGTGACGAACATCCTAACGTTGCCAAATGGGCAAGTGAAAGTATCAAGATACCATACAGACATCCTTTCACAGGAAAATATACTGTGTACGTACCAGACTTTTTTGTTGTGTATCAAGATAAGTTGGGAAAGAAACACGCAGAGTTAATTGAAGTTAAACCTAAAAGTCAAATCTCTATGGAAGCCGCAGGCAGAAGTTTAGGCAAAAGAAAACAAGTAGCAATAAATCAATGCAAGTGGGAGGCGGCCAACGCATATTGTAAACAACAAAAAATACGTTTTAGAGTAATATCAGAAGACCAATTATTTCACTCAGGATCGCGTAAGTAGTAGTATGACAAAGAAATTAGAAGACATTTTAAATTTACCAAATGTCAAAGAAGCATTTGCACAGGTAGACAAAAAAGAAAAAGACAAAGCAAATGGTAAACCTGCACAAAAAAATGTTGATCCACAAACACAAAAAGCATTGGAAAAAACATATGCAGAATTTGACAAGATTGCGGCCGCTTTACCACAAGTAAAAGGTCTAGGAGAATTGTCAGATTTAGAACTTGATAAATTGTCTGTTGAAGCGGAAGAATCCTACAAAAACCTAATGGATTTGGGCATGAATGTAGACTCTAGATATTCTGGTAGGATATTTGAGGTTGCAAGTACAATGTTAAGAAATGCCATTGATGCTAAATCAAACAAGATTGATAAAAAATTAAAAATGGTAGAACTTCAACTTAAAAAACAAAAAATAGATCAAACCAATAACGACGGACCAGCCATGGAAGAACAGGATGGTTTTGTTGTCACAGACAGGAATGAACTCATGAAAAAACTCTTGCGTACTGAAGAAAAAGATAGTACAATTAAAAAAAGCAAGGAGTAAATTTATGACAGAATTCACCCACGGTATACAGGGTGCTTTTAAGAAACTGATTTCCGGTTCAAGCATCATGTTAGCATTAATATACACACTAGGACATATCGTAATTGCTATGACAGTTGTTAGTGTGCTTACTGGAGCAAGTTTATGGGAGGCTGGTGCAGTTGCATTGATTGAACCTTCTATAAATGGAGTTTGGTTCTACGTACTTCATTCTATCTGGAAAAAAAATTACGTCAAATGAGTAAAAAATACGTAAATGAGATTCCCAAACTACCTGATGATCATCACCTTGCGGTTACGCATGAGTGCTACAATTACCCTAGTTGGTTGGATTATTTAGATTCAAAAAGCAACTACCATTTTGACAAATGGCGAGATGATTCAAACTATCCTGGTATAGATGACAAACTTAAATTTAGATGGAAAACAGATATAACAAAAGAAATTTTTCCGTTTGTTAGAGAAAAATCTCGGAATATGCACCCTAACGATATTGGAGTATTGTATGGGGCATGGTGGCTACATGAACAAGAAGTGCGAGGTATGGATCATGTTGGTTTCAAGGAAGTAGTCAAACCTGAAAAACATCCTACTTTATGTAAAATTGTTGATTGGTTTGAGTGGGCAGACGAACCGCAACCAATTATAATGGAAAAAAACGTGGGTAATTTTGAAACATATCACGTGGATACAATGGACGGACATCCTAGCGGATATGGAGTCAAAGAACTTGCAAGGATTATAATACATTTACAGGATTGGGAGCCAGGACAACTGCTACAATGGGGGAATAGAGTGATAACACAATGGAAAGCAGGTGATACAATAGCATACGACAAAAACGTACCTCACGGAACCGCTAATTGCAGTAGGTATAGACGCTATTCTTTACGTATAACAGGTGCTCCTAGCAAACACACATTAGAGAAAATACAGCAAGGCGGCGTAATCAACATAGACTAATAAGTGATTCAAAAGACTAAATAATACTAATATGAGCACGTTTAAAGAGTATTTTACAGAATCAGTTAAGTCATATGACTACAAAATAAAAATAGCAGGCGAACCTAAGGATATAGATGCTAATAGGTTAGAAACTGCGTTGCAGAAATTTGAAGTAGCAAAAATGTCTGCAGGTAAGAAAACTCCAATCCAAAGTATGCCTTTAGACTTTCCTGCATTGTCAAATGAGGCTGTAACAATTTTTGACGTTAGCACGAACTATCCAGCATCTGTAAGAGAAATGAAAGAGTACATAGCAGATTACATGAACATTTCTCCAGCACACGTTGTAGTGAGAAAACCTGGTGAACCAACAGAGGAATATCAGGATCAAATGCAAGTTGCAAAAAATTCAGAATACAAAAACAAATTACTTGACTTAGAATACAAGGACGCACCTAAAGTAAAAGGCGAAGAATTCCACTCTACAAAAGCAAACATGAGTTTGCTTAAAGAATTACTAAAAGACAAAGAAAAAAACGATCATCCAAAAGAAAAAGAAAATATTCAAAGCAAAGAAGATGCTCCGGCAGAATCACCTTTGACAAAATCAACTAATCCTCATCCTGATCCAAAAAGGAAATAATTATGGAAATGATCGACGTTTTAAAAAAACTACAAGAAATTGCAAACAAAAGTCCTGAAGTTGAAAAAGCAATCAGATCAGTAGAAGCAACTAATCCGGTTACGGAAAGACCTTTATCACAAGGTGAAGAAAACAAAAAAGAAAAAATTGTTAAGTCTATGAAAAAAGACAAAGAAGGCTTTGAGAAACGATATGGAGATGATGCCAAAGCAGTAATGTATGCAACTGCAACAAAAATGGCTAAAAAAGAAGACGAAACTAACGAAGGCGGAATGAGTGACATACACATTGGTGCCCAAGAAGTTGTTGGTCAATATATCAACGATGACGGCGATTTAGATATGCCAAAAGATCAAGTGTTAAAAGCAATGGACATGGAAAAAGCAAAAGCACCTTTTCCTAGATCATATGAAATAGAAACTGCCATGCAAATGATACAAGACGAATTTGATGACAATGGTGCTAGAAAACCTGATATGGAGCCTGCAATGGACTCAGAACAACCTGCAGACGAGGGCAATGAGTTCGCTCAAGCCGTGCAGAAAGCAAAAGCGGCTGGTATGAAGGCAGGAGATAAATTTAAAGTTGGAGATCAGGAGTACACATTAAAAGATTCTGATTTTGAACAGGTAAATACAAACACTATGGAAACAAAACACAAAAAAGAGATTAAAGAAGCAATCCAAATTAAAACTGATTCTCCTGAAGAAGCAGGAATGATGATGCAAATTTTAAAATTAGCAGGTATCCAACCAATGGGTGCTGAAATGCCAAGTATGGAACCAAAACCAGGTTCAGAAATGGATCCAGGCGAATTGAATAAACAAATGGATGCACCAGAAACCGATGGTGACGAAATGGCAATGTACAGAAACATGGTTACAAAACCAGACGAAGAAAAACAAGACGAAACTTTTGACAATGAACCTAATGAAAAAGTTCAAGACGTTGATACTTTGGTAAATGTACACTCAGGTGGTGCTAACAAACAAAAGCAACAAGTAAGAAAAGAATATCCAGGCGATAATCCACTTGCAGTTGAAGATAAAATTTCAGAAGAAGAATTATCTAATTCATTAAGAACACAATACGAAGACTTTAAAAAAACATATCAAGCAGAGGCAAAAAAAGCAAAGCCTGACTTTTTAGATATGGACAAAGACGGCAATAAAAAAGAACCAATGAAAAAAGCCGTTAAAGACAAAGAAGCAAAATAAGTCTTTAATACCCCTCAAAATCAATTAAATACTTTACTATGGCGTATGTAAGTTTAGATTCGCAACAGATTAAAAAAGCGAACAAAAAGCACAAATACACTAAAGAACAAGTTTTACAACTTGAAAAGTGTATGCACGAAAAAACTGGACCTTTGTTCTTCATGGAAAACTTCATGAGGATACAACATCCTACAAAAGGTGAGATGCCTTTCAAGCCTTACCCATATCAAAAAAGATTGATAGAAGCATACAACGACCATAGATTTTCTATTTCAATGTTACCAAGACAAACAGGAAAAACTACCTGTGCATCAGGATACCTAATATGGTATGCTATGTTTAAACCAGATTCACAAATACTAATCGCGGCACACAAATACGCAGGTGCATCGGACATTATGTCAAGGGTGCGTTATGCTTACGAAATGTTGCCTGGTTGGATTAAAGCAGGTGTTACACAATACAATAGAAACTCAATAGAATTTGATAATGGTTCTAAAATAATGGCAACCACTACAACTGAAAACACTGGACGGGGTATGTCCTTAACAATGATATATTGTGATGAGTTTGCATTCGTGCAACCACCTGAAAAAGCATCTGAGTTTTGGACTTCACTATCTCCTACTTTGTCAACTGGAGGTAAATGCTTAATTACTTCAACACCAAACAGTGACGAAGACCAATTTGCGTTAATCTGGAAAGAAGCAAATAAAAGATTTGATGAATATGGCAATGACAAAATTGTAGGTACAAACGGTTTCTATGCTATGAAGGCTCATTGGAGCGAACATCCAGACAGAGATGATTCATGGGCAGACCAAGAAAGATCCAGAATAGGTGAAGAAAGATTTAGAAGGGAACACGAATGTGAATTCTTAATCTTTGACGAAACATTAATTAACAGTGTAACTTTAGCAGAGATGGAAGGTACGTCTCCTGTGGAAACAACAGGACAAGTAAGATGGTTCAAACGTCCTGTGCCGGGAATGACATATCTAACAAGTCTCGATCCTAGTATGGGAACAGGCGGAGATTTCGCGGCCATACAAGTATTCGAGTTACCATCATTTGAACAGGTTGCAGAATGGCACCACAACATGACACCAATGAATCAACAGGTAAGAGTTTTACAAAGTATTAACAAGCACATACACGATTCGATAATGGAAAAAGATTCAACCGCAACACCACAAGTATTTTATAGTATGGAAAATAACACAATAGGTGAAGCCGCTCTTATGAGAGTTATGGATATTGGCGAAGAAAATATTGTTGGTATGTTTTTAAGTGAACCTATAAGAAAAGGACACAGACGTAAGTTTAGAAGAGGCTTTAACACCACGGCAAAACACAAAATCGACGCTTGTACGAAATTTAAAGAACTTGTCGAAAGTGGGAAAATGAGGATCAATTCTAAATTATTAATATCAGAGTTAAAGGACTTCGTTGCAACGGGCATGAGTTATAAAGCAAAACCAGGACAACACGACGATCTAGTAAGTTCTTGTTTATTGATGACTAGAATGATGAAAGTATTAGCGGATTTTGACCCTAAAATATTCGAAAAATGGACGGATAGATCCAGCGAATTAACCACACCAATGCCTATATTTGCAAACCTATACGGATAATAAATACATACATGAACCCTAAAATATCACAAGATTTGTTTAACAAAATACGTTCACAGTTTGCTAACATTACGATAGGTAATGAAAGCGGTGAACCTACTGCTGATCCAAAAGAAGCAGTATTTTTTGACTTTGAATTTAAAGAAGACTCCGATACATTTGGTAGAATATCTGTATCACTAGCAGATTCCGAAAGTATGAAAGTTTATTACAATAGAAATTTAGTAGACAAAATAGACGAGAATAGCAGAGACGAGTGGTATGCATTTCTAAAGGAACTAAAAGACTTTGCTGTGGAACACAGTTTAAGATTTGACGTAAGAGATATTACTAAATCGAACCTAACGAAGCAAGATTATAAGAACCTTGCAGATACGAACACAACGGTAAATACTGATGAAATGTCAGAAGAATTAAACAGACTCACTAAATTATCAGGAATAGAAGAAGTGTCCGATATGGGTATGAACAAGTACGGATTAGCGGCCAAAAACATAGGTGGCAAATTTTACTCTTACAGACATGGCAAATTGACTGGTACATTTGATAATATGCAAGACTTACAAAAACATCAAGCAGAATTAATTAAAGACGAATCCATAAATGAAGGTTTAACAGGTACTAGAAAAAGTTCATATGAAAATTTAGACAAAACAAGATTAATTATTAGACACTCTGGTCCAATTGACGAAGAAGTACCGGGTGCAAGATCAAGACATATTAACGCATTATACATCGAAAACGAAGATGGCGAAAGATTTAAGTATCCAATTACACATTTAGCAGGTGCTAGAGCAATGACAAGACACGTTGCAAACGGTGGAAGACCACACGATGACTTTGGTCAACACATTATAAACACATCTGAAGATATAGCAAAATTAAATTCATTTGCAAGATACGTATCACACAAAGATCAATTGAATGACAACGCAGGTGATATAATAGAGCAAACAAAATTAACTCTTGAAAATTTAAGAACATACATGAAGAACATATCTAAACAAGCACACTATGACGAAGCAAGTAAAAATTTTAAATCTGCAGACGAAGTTGTGCTAGATGATGAGACAGCAAACACTTACAAAGAAAAATTTACTCTTAAAAATTTAGATTCAAGAGTAGAAGAAGCATTACCATTAATTCACAGAATAATGAGTGAATACAAACCAGACGAACCAACTGATAAAGATGCAGTTGTTGAACCACCAGTTGATCACGGTGCTGTTGTACAAAGTTTTTTAACTGATCCTAAAAGCAAATTAGTTTTAAGAAAAGATGACACACAAGACAAAATGTTAAGAGTAACAAAATTTACTGACAAAAATACAATGCTTGGATCAATACTTTCAGACATAGCAGGTAGAATGCTTACAAAAAGTAATGAAGAAGATAGAGTGGCAAACTTTGCTTCACGTATTGCAGATGAGATATCAAAAGAGGGACAACCTTTCTTTAAACCAGATGCAGACTATCCAAAAAATAAAAAGATTGCTGTTATGTTAGCAAAAAGATATATCGACGATTACAACAAAATGAAAAAAGATCCTAACTATGCTGACGAAGTAAGAATGGATCCTGCAAAATATAATCCTAAAAAAGATCTAAAAGGCAAAGCAAAAGAAACAGAAACATCAACTTTTGAAAATTGGGCGGAGACGGTATCAAACGAATATGCAGAACCTAAGCATCAAGATAAAGAAATAGCAAAAAAAGATAAAGAAAATGCAACTGCAAAATTGGACGTTACAAAAGCAGACAAAATGATGAACACAACTGCATACAAAAGAATGCAGGCAGGAGATCCAAAGTATGCTGACAAAACTGATGAAAACCAATTAGAAGGTTTAACTTTTGAAGATATAAAACCTTATGTGTCAATGTACAGAGATGAAAAAGGTAAAATTGTAAATGATGTGCTAGACAAAGATGGTAAATCGGTGTTCAAAACACATAGCGGAAAAGAAGCAATGGCTTACCTATCAAAAAATTTCGATAAGTTAAGAGGACCAAAACCCACAGTAGGCGACTTCATGAAAAAAGAAAAAGAAGAAGCACAAGAATCTAATCCTGAACTAGACAGAATCACAACACTAGCAAACTACAAATAACACCAATAATTAATTGTATGAGAATCCATACAATCGGTTGCAGTTTTACCAACTGGATATACCCAACATGGTCAGACTTCATATCAATGCACTATGACTGCGAAGTAATTAATTTGGGTTATCCAGCACAGGGCAACGACATTATTAAAAAACATTTATACACAATAGACGATTCCGATCATGTGTTCATTAAATTTTCAGGTTATGATCGTGTTCATGTTGGCATAGACAATAGCATAAATTACGACTCTAATCTCTACAAAAAAAATTTAAAAAGAGTAGAATATTTTAAAGCAGATAAATCTAGTTTTATTCAGTTAGATAAAAGAAATACAAAGACCACATTTTCAAATTTCCAACTTATATATAATATGCTTGAACAGATTTTTGATTGCCAGAACTATTTGGAAGCAAGGAATATTGATTTTACTTTTAGCACCTGGCAAAATTTATATAATGATTCAAAACACATATCTTTAACTGATCAAACTACTGTAAGCGACAAGCAGTTTTTGGACAATCCTTTATATAAAAAAATTAATAGTAAAATTAAAAAAGAAAAATTTGTACAAGACCTTCATACAGGATTATGGGAACACTTGTTATCAAACAAACAATTGGTAAATGTGCAAAGTATAAATGAATTACATCCTAACTCTTTGTGTCATTTTGATTATTTTAAAACATATTTCAAACCAATACTAGATAAAAAATTAAAACCAAAAAGTAATCTAGAATCACTAGAATCTAAGGCTAAACAGTTTAGTGAATATTTTTCTAAATTAAAAAACACAGAATTATTCTTGCCTACAGAAGATGCCACACCCACAAGTCATTTGGAATATCCAAATAAAACTCAATTTAAAAAAGCAAAAGAACACTTTTTCAAAATATTTGCAGATTACCAATAATAGTAGTAGACTTTAGATAAATATATGTGTATATTAAGCATATGCTTAATTACAACTTAGGCACAAACATAGGCAAAATAGGAGGCTTACATTATGGCTACATTGGCTGAAATAAGAGCGAAGTTAAAATCTCAAGAAGTGAATCGCTCCACTTCG